CTTATATTAAATGTAAATTTGTTCATGGTGATTTTCATTTAGATAATGTATTAATTCAAAAAACAACACGTAAATCATTAACTTATTTGAAGGGGACAATTCCATTATTTGGTTATCAAATTAAATTAATGGACTTTGAATTAAGCAAAATAAATGCAACACCTACAGATTTTTTTAAAAATATTAAAGAATTCGTTAAAAAATCATTATTATTAATTGACTTTTATAAAATTGATATGATTGATAAAATGAATAAATTATTATTATATTGGATTGAAAATAATGAATCTAATGTAGAAAAAATATTAGAACTATTTCCATTAATTGATGCTATACAACCTTCTGGATTTCGTGGTGGAAGTTACGCATATAGCAATAAAAAACGTCGCATTCATTTTCAAAGGAAACCTCTTAACATTTAGGCACAGAGTGGCATTTTATATCATGCCACGCAAAATAATTATTTGCACCATATACCTTTGATGATAAACTATCATAATTATCCAAACACTTTATAAATAAAATACGTGTATCTTCGTCAAATTCAAATGGCTTCTCTAAATCAGGCTTGCCAATTGCAATTACATAGGGTGTCTTTTTTAAATAAGATATCCATCGTTGTATCATAAATGGAATTCTTATTTTATACTTTTCACAACTTATCAAAAGTATCATTGCTATATTACATTGTAATACTGAACCTTAAATATATTTAAGAAATAAACACATATATATTAGTGATAATATATCGCACTGGTATAGTGGTAACAAAATGACAATCATTGACGATTATGTTGATTATTGCAAAACCTATATTGAAAAATATGGTGAAAACACAGTTGTTCTATTACAATGTGGTGACTTTTTTGAAATTTATAGTTATATTGAAAATAATGTCACATTTGGTGCTTCAATGCAACGCATTTGTGACCTATGTAACTTTCAAATGAGTCGCAAAAATAAGAGTATTTTAGAAAATAGTCGCAGTAACCCAATGATGGCTGGATTTCCACTCGTTGCACTTCAAAAGAATATTCAACTATTAGTTCAACATAATTATACTATTGTTGTTATTCGTCAAGTTACGCCTCCACCTAATGTAAAACGCGAAGTTACAGAAATCATTAGCCCTGGCACTACTCTAACAACCAATACTTCAGAAGGTATCTATTGTATGACCATTTATGTTGAAATTCATAATATGATTCCTTGTATCGGCATTTGCTTAATGGATGTTTCTACTGGTACTCTATTAGTAAAAGAAATTCAAGGTACAACCTACGATACAACAATCGCATCCGATGAAGTATATCGTCTCAGTCAAACTTATCCTCCTCGTGAAGTCATTTTCATAGGCGAACAACTTGAAATACTTGAAGATATATTTGATAATGTAACCGTTCATAAAGATTGGAAAAATTATGATAAATGTATATTAACTCCATCTTACCAAAATACTTTCTTAAACAAAATATTTCAAGGCGAAGATATGCTAACTGCTTGTGAAAGAATTCATATGGAACGTATGCCTTGGGCTATGATTGCCCTTGTTAAAAGTATCCAATTCTCTTACGAACATAATGACCTGACCATTAAACACTTAACATATCCCGTCATCTTAGATGATTCCCCTCATCTCATTCTTCAATATAATAGTGCACTTCAACTAAATGTTATTTCAACTCAACAAGGAGAAAAACCACTCTTATCTATTCTTAATAGATGTGCCACTGCATTCGGTTCTCGTTTATTCAAAGAACGCCTAATGCAACCAATCTGTGAAAAGAATGAATTAATGAGACGCTATGAAGTCGTTCGCAATATGCTTTACGAACAAACTTATCTTTCAATTCATCGTGAAATGTCATATATGAATGACTTGGAACGTATGATGCGACGCATCCAATTAGGTACATTCCCTATGTGCGAATTACCCAATCTATCAATGTCTATTGGTATTGCCAAGAATGTACTATCAAATGATGAATATAAAACCATTCTAAGCTTATTTGAAGATGAACTCAATACTCTCTTTAACTTGGAAGAGTGTGCTAAATATACATTCGTTGATGCCAAGACCAATATTTTCAATAAAGGTCAATATTCACATTTAGATGAAATGAATGATGAAATTGAAAAACATCAAACATTTGTTCAATCATTAGCAGACAAGATTTCCTCTCTACAACAAGGTGAAGCCACATTATGCCGTGTAGAATCAAATGAAAGGGATGGTTACTTTTTAACCACTACTAAAAAACGTTGGCAAAGTGCCACCGAACAATTTAAAAAGAATGGAATTAAAGCCGATGATTATAAAACGAAACCCATTAGTGCAACAAGTACAATGATTCGTATTACTTCCCACGAAATTGATGAAGCCTCTGATAAAATGCTATTAGGAATGCGTAAAATTATGCTTAAGAATCAAGAAGCCTATAAAGAAACCCTTAATAATCTAAGTAATAAATATTCAACCAATTTTAAAAAAATAATTAATGAACTTGCAGATTTAGATGTTGCTTGTACGAATGCTAAAAATGCATTTGACTTTCGTTATAATGAACCCACGATTCAAGGCGAACAATCTGGATTCTCTGCAAAAGCTATGCGTCATCCTATCTTAGAACGTATTCATACAAGTGTAGAATATACAACCAATGACATTATAATGTCTCAAGATGGTCTTTTACTATTTGGTATTAATGCATCTGGGAAAAGTTCTCTTATGAAAGCAATTGGTCTTAATGTTCTTATGGCACAAGCTGGAATGTATGTTCCTTGTTCTTCATTCCAATATACACCCTATAAACATCTCTTTACTCGTATCAGTGGCAACGATAATCTCTATAAAGGACATAGTACATTTACAGTAGAAATGCTGGAACTTCGTAATATACTACGTCGTGCAAACAAAAATAGTTTAGTCTTAGGTGATGAACTATGTGCTGGAACAGAATGGATTAGTGCATTAGCAATTGTAGGTGCAGGTATTCAAACTCTATCACAAAAAGAAGCCACTTTTGTATTTGCCACACATCTTCACGAATTAGCAACAATGGATGCAATTAAAAAATGCACCAATGTTCGTTTAGCTCATATGCATATTGAAGTAGATGCGTGTGGAAAGATTATTTATGATAGAATATTACGTGAAGGAAATGGAAGCGAAATGTATGGATTAGAGGTATGTGGTACACTAATGCTTCCTGCTGAATTTATGCAACAAGCGCATCAAATACGTCGTACGATTACGAATGTTCCTGATAAATTAGTTTCAAACAAAGTATCTCGTTATAATTCACAAGTTACTATGGATAAATGTGGTATTTGTGGAAAATGTGCCACTGAAACGCATCATATTAAAATGCAAAAGAATGCAGTGGATGGTTACATAGAGCATCAATCAATGAACCGAGTCTCTAATTTAGTACCTTTATGCGAAATGTGTCATCAATCCGTACATCACGGTAATTTAGAAATAATTGGTTATAAACATACGAGTAATGGAAATGAACTCAATTATAAATGGGTAACACCTGTTGTTAAAGAGGAACTACTTGAAATAAATAAACTATTTCAATATATTCAAAAAAGATTTGACGGATGGTTTGTACGTAAAAGTCTACGTTGGAAATGGAAATTAATTGAAGATAAAGAAGAAATCTTTAGAATCGTAAAAAGTAAAATCAAAGGCTTAACACAGGATAATCTTGATATATTCCTTGACGGACTATCATATAACATACAATAGCACAAGTTATCATATTATTCGCATTTTCTTTTTTATGTTGATGAAGCCATGGCTCCATCTTTGCGTGATACCAAATGTTCTCAATTTCATTAACTGTGTTTTTTAAAATGCGGTCTATGCTTACAAACCAATGATTTTCTAAATTTTCACATTGAATACGAGTAGCCCACATATTAATATCCAATACCCGTTCATTTATAGAAAGCATAATTATATATAGTATATGAAATGGATTTTCCCTTAAGCTGATATCAAATGGATATATTATATTTATATTGATTGTATTTAGAATGAGACGTAAAATAAGAGAAGCTCATACTGAGTTCGCTCAAGGTTATGATAATAAAACAATGAATGAACTATGTCGCAATACAGGTAAGTTTGAACTCCAAGTTCAACAACAATTCTTAAAGAAACTCGTTCATGAACATCCAATGCGTCCTTTATTACTATATCATGGCATTGGCTCTGGAAAAACGTGCACTTCTATAACAATTGCCGAAGAAACAATGAAACTTCATCCTACAAAAAAAATACTTGTTATACTACCTGCACGACTAAAGTCCAACTTTATTAATGAACTTATGTCTCAATGTAGCGAAGGTGCATATATCACAGAACAAGAATTTACAACATATATGAATCCTGAAACTGCACCCGCACTAAGAAAACGTATCTATAAACGATTCTTGGAAAACGTTGGAAATAATTATACTATAATGTCATTTGAACGTTTTCGCATTGATGCAATGAAAGCTAAAAACCCAAAGGAACATTTAAGAGAGTTAACTCGTAATAAACTAATCATTATAGATGAAGTTCACAATTTACTAAATCCAGCTTTAAAAGATAATGCACTTGAATATATGGAAACCGGAGGAAGGGTAGGACCAAAAACAAAAGCAATACAAACACTTTTATTCTTCTTAATGGTACGTAACGCGCACGATAGCACACAATTTGTTTATATGACAGCTACACCCATATTTGATAATATGAAACAAATGGTTCTATTGGCAAAATTAGTGAATCCAAATATGGAAATTAATTTAAATGCAAAATCTAATATAAATGACATTGTCCCCTATCTCGCACAAAAAGTAAGTTATTTCCCAGGCAGTTCACCAAAAGCATATCCTTCTGTTTCTTATGAAATGAATGATATAGTACCAAGTAATTATCATCATTTATTACTCAAATTAATTCGCCCATTGGTTGGAAAGAAAAATGAAGAGGATGATATAACAAATTCATTCTTTTCACTTGAACGTCAAGTCTCCATTTTTGCACACGTAAGCAAAGAAATTGCAAGTGATATAGATGCACCAAAAGATTATAAACGTACATTGAAAGAAACCATAAAACTTGCATTAAATAACCCAGACCGTTATATGCCTAAATTAAACAAGATTGTTGGTAATTTATCATTAGTCGGAAAACACTTGGTTTATTCTAACTTTGTTAAACTTGGTGGTTCAATGTTAGGTAAATTATTAAATAAAAAGGGATGGGTCTCTTTCAAAGATGTATTAAGTGGAACAGTTCAAACACCTCCTCCCTACAAATGTTATGCCATTTGGGATGGAAAAACAAGTGATGCTGATAAAGATGCCATTAAAACAGTGGCGAACAGTTTAGATAATATAGATGGTAAACTATTAAAAGTTATTATTGGTTCTCCTGCAATGAAAGAAGGTGTATCTTTCAAACATATTCAACATTATCATTTACTTGACCCCGTTTGGAATCAATCTACCAAAACACAAGTTGAAGGTCGGGCTGTTCGTTTCTGTTCTCATTATGATATTCCAGAAAATGACCCAATCCTAAAACGTCATGTAGTTATTCATCAATATAAGATTATATATCCACCGAGTATGTTCTCATTCCCAGTTGATATAGAAACTACTAAAAAATTAATAGACCAAATTAGTATTGATAATTGGATATATGATAAAGTTATCCCCAGAAAATATAAAAAGGTAAAGATAGCTGAAGCTGCATTACGCAAGGTTTCTATAGATTATTACTTATTCCGTAAATTATATCAATCACGCAATAAATCAACACCTTTATTAGATTCTAAATCATCTATATTCTCTTTATCAAGTGCAAGTGAAGAAGACGAAAAATCAAAAAAAACAACGTGTATGCCTAAATCACGTCAACCACCTTGTTCCGAAGGATTTGCTGAACGCCCAAATAAACACGGCGACCCTTGTTGTTTCAAGGAAACAAGAGCAAAACGTAAAGCTAAGGAAGAATAGTTGCAATAAATACTCCTGTAAATGCCATTTCTATAAACCACATTTCACGAATACGATTACCTTCCGCACACTTGGCTTCTAATTTAGCCAACCATTCTATGACATCCATCTTATTTTTCTTTATTTTCATTTGAATAATATCGTGACACGCATCTGCTAATGTAAGTCCATTGATACTATATTGATGAGCTAATGTTCTAACTGCATCCACCGTCCAAGTTGTAATAGAAGTTACTTTTGGATAATTTAAATTACTATATTCAATAAATTCACTTGAACAGCAATAACACATTGCCAAAAATATATTCCGTGTATCTAATTTTGAAACCAATTCTTGTGAAACGTTTAATTTCAATAAAATGTTTTTAAGATGGCTTTCTTTTAATAATGGAATTCGTAAATGTGTAAAGCGACTTTGTAGCGAACGGTCTAAATGACTTGGTTGTGTCGTCGTACAAATAAATAATGCATTTGCACTAAATCTCTCTAAAAGAATACGAAATGGACCAAGTCCATAACTATGACGAAGACATTCAATATTCTTAAGAATCCATAAATGTCTATTACTGAAGATAGGAGAAGATAGAGATACTATTTTTATTAAATCAACCACTTTTGAAATATCTTTTGGTATATCGGGATGTTCAAAGTCTAATTCAAAATAATATTGACATTGTTGATAGGGAATTGTATCTTCGTATTTTTCGTGATTGCTTGCATACGGAATACTTGATAAATTATAAATTCGTTTTAAAGCCTCGCCCCATAATAAGTCCAGTGGAAACCCTTTACGGCTACTCAATAATATATTAGGCATTGAGGGAGATGAACATTGCGTTAAAAAGTTAAGACTACCATGGTGGTCTGGCATTTCATCTCTATGAAATTCACTAAACCTTTCTACAAATTCTCCCCATAGCTTATCAAGCTTATTCATTTTAATAAATAGTTGTTAGAATCTTAATATTAGAGAGAGGCATTAAAGATTAGACAAATCAATATAGTATTATGAATCCTTACGATGTATTAGGTGTTAAATCTACGGATAATTGGGATACAATTCGTAAAGCATATCGCCAAGCATTGCTTCAACACCATCCAGATAAACACGTCAATTCAACCGAATCTATGAAGCAGCTACACGATGAAGAATGCAAGCGAATTATTATGGCTTATAAAATGTTGGAAGAAACACACGGTAACGAAGATATCAATTATTGGAAAAATAAATGGGCTCATTTGGAAAATTTATGGAAAACAAATTCAATGAATGATGTTATTAAAGATACATTGAAAGCTACCTTTAAAGATACCTTAAAATCAGTCGTTGATAAATATACCGATAATGTAAAACATAAAATCAAAGTTCCTATTACTTTAAATGATATTCATAATAATGTTACTAAACGAGTAAGAGTAAAAGATAATATAGAGGACAAAGGGACAATTATATTAGTATCTTGTGAAGAGGCGTGTCGTAAGAATTCGTCTATAAAGTTGCAAAATGGGAGACAAGTTGTGATTCAATGGGAAATAGATAATCATCCATTATTTGACGCAGATGGTTATGATTTATTCATTGACCGCGAAATAACATTAATTGATATTATTCGTGGAGCTGCCTTTAGTTTAGATGGGTTAGATGGTCCAATTGAATGGAATGTAATACCCTTTCAAGATATACAAGAACCCATTAAAATTGAAAATAAAGGTTTATGTGGAAAAGGTAATTTATGGATTTATCTTTATTTGAAAATTCCATCAGGAAAGGGAGAAATTAATGAAAACGATTGGGACGCATTTTTAAATTTACTGACCCGATGGCAATCAGCCACTTCTCTTCAAA